GACGACCGCGAGGCGTGGCGCGCGGCGAATCCGTCGCGTTGGGTAACGCTCGAGTACCTCGAGGCGGAGCTCAAGCGAGCTCGCTCGCTCGGGCTCGAGGCGCAATTCTCCCGGTGGCATCTCAACGTGTGGTCGACCGGGCAAGAGATCGCGATCCCGGCGGCGACGTGGGAGCGGAACAGGCGCCGGCCGGTGATCCCGGACGGAGCGGAGGTCGTGATCGGCGTCGACACGGCGCCGAAGCGGGACTCGACCGCGATCGCGATCGTCCACCGGGACGACGCCGGCGATCACAACGTCCGCGTCTCGCATATGCGCGCCGATCCGGAGACGGGATATCTCGACTACGAGCTACTCGAAGACGAGCTCCGCGGGCTCTGTCGGCGGTACGACGTCGCGCGAATCCTCGTCGATCCCTACAACATGACGCGCTCCCTACTCATGCTCGCGGACGAAGGGCTCCCGGTCGAGGAAATGCCGCAGACGGACGCGCGGATGGTCCCGGCGTCAATGGCGTTTTTCGAGCTACTCAACGAAGGCCGCGTCCGGCACGGCGGAGCTCGAGAGCTCACGGAGCAAGCCGCGAACGCCGGCAAGCGGACCTCGGAGCGCGGTTGGCGCTTCGCGAAGGCGCGCTCCGCCGGCGTGATCGACGGGATCGTCGCCGCGGCGATCGCGTCGTACGAGCTCGAGCGCGGCTTCGAGGAAGAGCTCCCGCCGTTGCTCGTCGTCTGAGGCGTGACGCAGGGGCGAGACTAGGGTCGTGCGATCGGTCGTCGGAACCGTGCTCGAGCTCGCCGGCGTCGCCGTGATCTTCGTTGCGGCGTTCGCCGTCAACGTGTGGCTCGCGGCCGCGCTCGGCGGCGTCGTGCTCGTCGTTGCCGGCTACTTGATCGCCGATCCGCGACGAACGAAGCCGAAGGGATAACGCGTGGACGTGCTTCGCCGGCTACTCCGGACAGACGAACGACGGGAAGCGGTCGAAGACGTGATCGCTCGGCGCGGCGGCTATCAGTCCTACGCCGGCGTCACGGTCAACACGGATTCGGCGATGCGGCATCTAACCGTGTGGGCGTGCGTCTCGCTCATCACGGACGCGATCGCGCAATTGCCGCTCGACACGTTCCGCGAGGGCGCGAGCTTCCCGGAGCCGATCGAAAACCCTCAAGTGATCGAGCGACCTCACGCCGAAATGACGCGGTTCGCGTGGCACGTCCGGATGCTCTGGTCCGTGCTCATGCGCGGGAACGCGTACGCGCGCGTGATCGAGCGCGGCCGCGGCGGTATCCCGTTGCAGCTCGAGCCGCAGCATCCCGACGAGGTCACGATCTCGAGGAACAAGCAAACGGGCGAGATCGAGTATCTCGTCGGCTCGAGCCGCGAGGTCGTCGCGTGGGAAGACATGCTCCACATTCCCGGACTCGTCGTGCCGGGCTCGAGCTACGGGCTCGATCCGGTGAGCTACGCGCGGCAGACGATCGGGACCGGGCTCGCCGCCGAAGAGTACGGCGCGCGGTTTTTCTCGGAGGGCGCGGTTCCTCCCGGCGTGCTCTCGACGGATCAAAAGCTCGACCTCGACACGGCGCTCGAGTATCAGACGCGATGGGAAGACGCGCACGGCAACCGCCGGCGGAAGGTCGCGGTACTCGGCGGCGGGCTCAAGTACGACGCGATCCAGATCACGCCGGAGGCGTCGCAATTCCTCTCGACGATCGGCGCGACGCGCTCGCAAATCGCCGCGTTTTTCCGCGTTCCGCCGCATCTCATCGGCGACGCCGACAACGCCGTCTCCGCGTGGGGCTCGGGCATGGAAGAGCTCGGACGGAGCTTCACGACGTACACGCTCGGACCGTGGCTCAAGCGGCTCGAAGACGCGTGGGTCGACGTGCTCGGCGGGACCGGCGCCGTCTATGCGCGGTACAACACGAAGGCGCTACTCCGGAGCCGGCTCACGGAGCGTTATCAGGCGTACACGCTCGCTCGCAACGGCGGTTGGCTCTCGGTCGACGAGATCAGAGCGTACGAAGAGCTCGCGCCGCTCGACGACGGAGCCGGCTCCGGCTACTTGAAGCCGCTCAACATGGGCGAGCTCGGCGCCGGCGACGAGGATCGGATGAGTCTCGACGAGCTCGCGCTCAACCTCCAAAAAATGTACCTCGCGGTCGGCGTCGTTCTCACGGTCGACGAGGCTCGCGAGATTCTCAACCGCGAGGGCGCCGGCTTCGGTCCGACGCCGGAGTCACTCTTGCCGATCCCGCCGAGCGTGACGCCGCCGGCACCATAGGACGCAGGGAGGAAGCGATCTCATGCCGTGGCATATCGAGAGCGACAACCCGGAGTGTGACGGCTTCGCCGTCGTGAAAGACGACGACGCGACGATCGAGGGATGCCACACGACCGAAGAGGCCGCGCAAGCGCAGATCGACGCGCTCAACGCGGCGGAGGCCGAAGCCGAAAGCGAGCTCGAGCCGGACCTCGAGATTAGCGACGACGAGCCGAAGGGCGCCGAGCTCGAGACGCACACGAGCAACGCGGCCGGCCGGAGCTACACGTTCGCCGCGATCACGAAGCCGGCGGTCGCCGCTCGAGGCGACAAGAGCGGCAGGGAAGAGCGGCGCGGATCGCTCGAGCTCCGCGAAGACGCGACCTCGTCGACGGCGGAGGTCTTCGGCTACGCGTCCGCGTTCGACTCTCCGTACACGATTACCGATATGTTCGGCGAGTACGAAGAGGTCGTCCGCAAGGGCGCGTTCGAGCGAACGATCCGCGAACAGGACCCTCGGCTCTACGTCAATCACGACGGAATGGCGCTCGCGCGGAGCTCCGCCGGCAACCTCGAGCTCCGCGAAGACGACGTCGGACTCGAGTACCGGGCGACCCTCGATACCGGCGTCTCGGTCGTCTCCGATCTCGTGCGGCTCATGCGCGCCGGGATCATGCGCGAGAGCTCGTTCGCGTTCCAGCCGATCAAGCAAAAGTGGAACGCGGACTACACGAAGCGCGAGCTACTCGAGGTCAAGCTCTTCGACGTGAGCGTCGTCTCGCTCCCGGCGAATCCGGCCGCGTCCGCCGGCGTTCGCAACGCCGAGCTCGTCCGGTGGCTCTCGGAGGTCGAGCCGCTCGAGCTCGCCGGCGAGCTCCGGTCCGCCGGCGTCGGCGAGGCGTCGATCCTCGAGGTCGTCGGACGGCTCGCGGCCGCGGCCGGCGAGGTCCGGGAAGGGAAGGTGCTCTCCGCGAAAAACGCGACCCTCGTTCGCGAGGCGATCGACGCGCTCAAGGCGCTACTCGACGCCGCGGACGGTTCGCGTGACGCGCGGCCGATGATGAGGGAGCAAGCGTTGACGGAATTGCTCCGTCGACGGCGGTAGGTCGAGGCTCATCCGCCGATCGCGCCGCCGGCATCCTGCGGGACCGCCGGCACGCGAGAGGGGACCGGGCTCGCCGGCCGGCACGGAACAGGCAGACGAGCAACGGAGGGAAGAGACGTGAACGAGATCACGAGGAAGCTCGAGGAAGAGCGCGCGACCGCGTTCTCGGAGCTCGAGACGATCACGAACAAGATCGTCGAGGAAGGGCGCGACGCGCTCTCCGACGACGAGAGCGCGCGGTTCGAGGCGCTCACCGCGGAGATCGACGGGATCGACGAGCGGATCAAGACGGCGAACGACCTCGAGGCGCGGCGCAAGGTCGCCGGCGCCGCGGCGGTCGCGGCCGGCAAGAGCGGCGTCGAGGTCAAGAGCGAGCCGCGGACGTACAACCCGGACGCGGAGCGGCGCGGCGTGAGCTTCGTCCGCGACCTCATCAACCGCTCGGTCGATCCGGGCGCCGCCGAGCGGATCGCGCGTCACGCGCGCGAGCACGCCGGCGAGGTCGAGCTCCGTGACGTCGGGACCGGCGCGTTCGCCGGGCTCACCGTGCCGCAGTACCTCACGGACCTCGCGGCGCCGCTCGCGCGGCAGGGACGGCCGCTCGCGGACGTGTGCAACACGCATCCGCTCCCGGCGGAGGGGATGACGGTCAACATTTCCCGGATCACGACCGGGACCGCGGTCGGCGCGCAAGCCGCCGAGAACGACGCGCTTACGGAGACGAACGCCGACGACACGCTCTTGACGGTCAACGTCCGGACGATCGGCGGGATGCAGGACGTCTCCCGACAGGCGATCGAGCGCGGGACCGGGATCGACTCGATCGTCGTCGCCGACCTCATGGCGGCGTACGCGGCCGAGCTCGACCGGCAGATCATCCACGCGGACGGGACCTCCGGGACGCATCTCGGATTGCTCTCGACGACCGGGAACGTCGACGTGACCTACACGGACGCGACGCCGACCGTCGCCGAGCTCTATCCGAAGCTCGCGGACGCGATCCAGCAAGTGCAAGCCGCCGTCTACAACGGCGTCTCTCACTTCGTCATGCATCCGCGCCGGTGGTGGTGGCTCGCGAAGGAGGTCGGGACCTCGTTCCCGTTCCTCACGCCGGGCGGTCTGTCGACCGTACAGGCGGGCGAGGTCGGCGACACGTCGTACGCGTTCAACGGGCGCAACATCCTCGGCGTCCCGGTGATCCTCGACGCGAACATCTCGACGACCCTCGGAGCCGGCACGGAAGACGCGATCTTCGCGATCACCGCGTCGGAGCTTCACTTGTGGGAAGACGCCGGCGCGCCGGCGTTGATCCGCGTCGAAGACGCGTTCGCCGGCAACCTCACGGTCCGGCTCGTCGTCTTCGGCTACTCGGCGTTCACGGCCGGCCGGTATCCCGCGAGTCAGGCGAACATCATGGGGACCGGGCTCATCGCGCCGACGTTCTAAGTCGGCAACGCGGATACGGGAGCCCGGTTGCGGCCGGGCTCCCGTATCCCGCGGGAAGGGATGGAACGTGGCGAAGACGGACGGGAACAGCGGAGAGCGGTCGCGCGACGGCGTCGTTCGGGCGCTCAAGCGCGAGCTCGCCGGCTACGTCGCGAGCGGGAACACGAAGCGCGCCGACGAGGTCCGCGCGGAGCTCGAGCGGATCGGCGCCGGCGAACCGCCGCGGCCGATCGTCGAGCGCGAGGTCGTCAAGGCTCCGGAGACGGCGACGCCGGTCCGGAAGCGTGCAAGCCGGCCGAAGCCGAAGGGAGCCTAAAGCGATGCCGATCACTAACAACGGCCGCGATCAATTGCTCGACGCGGTCTTCAACGCGGATACGACCGGCTTCCCTGCCGGTGATCCCTACGTCCAGCTTCACTCCGGCGATCCGAACGCGACCGCCGCGTCGAACATCGTCGACGTCGCGCGCGTACAAGTCGCGTTCGGCGCCGCGGCGTCCGGCACGGTCTCGAACACCGGCGCGATCGACTTCGTCTCGATGCCGGCGGTCGGAGCTCCCGGCGTTATGGCGTGGTCCGTGTGGGACGTCGCCGACGCGACGCCGACGACGCCGGCCGGCAACGCGTATTGGTGGGGGCTCTTTATGGGCTCGACGCCGCTCGCGGGAACAGGCGAGATCACGACCGCCGGCGTGACGTCGAACGACGTCGTCTCCGCCGCGCACGGGCTCTCCGCCGACGACCGGATCGCGCTCGTCACGCTACCGGGGGCTCCCGGCGGGACGCCGGCCGGACCGACCTACTTCGGGACCGGATCGGGCGTGCTCTACTACGTTCTCGCGGCGGGGCTCACGGCGGACACGTTCAACCTCTCGACCTCGAGCGGCGGCGCCGAGCTCGACTTCACGAGCGACGGAACCCTCGCGTGGTATCGCGTCGTCCCGAAGACAACGAACGCGAGCGACACGTTCCAGATCGGCGCCGGCA